ATTTTATTGGAAGTGTTAAAACAACAAGATTAACTTCTTCTGGAGCTGTTTCTGCTGGACCATCAAGAATACTTAGCATCTATTACGTAAGTGATGGTACTGCTGGAAGTATTACAATTAAAGATGGCGGGACTGGTGGAACGTCAATGGCTGTATTTGATGTTGGTGTAGGTGGAACCAGTGCTGGTGAACCTATAACTTATCAAATAGATCTTCCAGGACAAGGAATCCGTTGTGAAACATCATCATACGCAACATTAAGTAACGTTGATAAAGTAACTGTAATATACGGTTAGAGGTTTACTATGGCTTATTCAGGCAGTAGAACCTTTAATCTTACAATAGAGGAAATAATCGAAGAAGCGTTCGAGCGTTGTGGATTACAAGTTCGAATGGGTTATGATTTAAAAACAGCAAGACGCTCTTTAAACTTAATGTTTTCAGAATGGGCTAATCGCGGTTTAAATTTATGGACCATAGATTATGCTACTCAAACAATGACTGCTGGTACAAATTACTATGCAGTTGATCAAAAGGTTGTTGATATTGTAGATGCTGTAATTACAACTACAGCTGGTGCAACAACTAATTTAGAAGGTAATAGTTCTACAACAGATGTTACCATTACAAAAATTTCAAGAACTGAATATATGAATTTAAGTAGGAAAGAGCAATCTTCTTCCGGGGATGCTAGACCAACACAATTTTGTTTAATTAATGGGCAAGTGACTGTTGGAGGATCTACTTCAACAGGCAGACCTGAGAATGATATGACAATGTTTGTTTATCCAAGTCCAGATAAAGCATACATTATGAAATATTTTTATATAAATAGAATTCAAGATGCAGGAGATTATACAAATAATGCGGATGTTCCGTTTTATTTTCTTCCTTGTCTAATATCAGGATTAGCTTATTATATAGCTTTAAAAAGAGCTCCACAATTAGCTAGTGGATTAAAGATGATTTATGAGGAAGAGTTTAAACGTACGGCAGATGCGAATAGAGAAAGAGTCTCATATCGTGTTAAACCGGCACAAGCTTATATACCATAGGAGATAAATGAAGATGGGAGAATGTAAAAAATGTGGTCATGGATGTCATTGTAGTAATGGCGGCTCATGCTGCGGAGGACAATGTGAATGTTCAGATTGTCAATGTAAAAAGGAGGAAAAATGAGTAATAGAAACTATAATTCCCAAACTTCGAACACTAGAGAAAAATCTGGTGGAGTAAAAGGTAATTGGAGTGATAGAGGTCAGATTGATGCACCTAAGGCAGTGAAAGCTGGCGCTATAACTACTAAAGGTATTGCTCCGACTAGTGAAGGAAAAGAATCTGGTGGAACACCAGTTGCTATTTCTAAAGGAAAAGTTAGTGGAACAGTACAAGGAATGGGTGCAGCTACTAAAGGTGGTAAATATCACTGGTCTGGATCAACTGATAGTAAATGGTAAAATAGATGGCGTACGCTAAAGGAAAATATGCTTTGTCTATTTCTGATCGTAGTGGATTACAATTTCCCTACAATGAAATGGTTAAAGAATGGAATGGTGCATGGGTGCATACAAGTGAGTATGAGCCAAAGGCTCCTCAATTAATGCCACATGAGCATTCACCTGATCCTCAAGCGTTAGAACATCCACGTCCAGCTAGAGGTGAATTTCCTGTCCCTAATTTATTACAAAATAATCCTATATCTACAGCTGGAACAACGACTGTGACTGTGACTGAATTTTCTCACAAAAGATCAACTGGTGATGCAGTTCGATTAAGAAATGTTGCAGGTAGCATAGGAGGTATAGCACCTTCAGTTTTTAATTTAAATACAACTTTAAATGGAGCACTTACATCTTCTAGTAGTAGTATAGTTTTAACTGATTCATCTGCTTTTCCTTCAAGTGGATATATTGTTATTAATGAAGATAAGACAAATTCAGCTGTGCCTAGAGAATCATTAAGCGAAACAATTAAATACACATCTAATGATACTTCAAGTAATACTCTTTCAGGATTAACTCGTGGAAGTGGAGCTCCATCATATGGAGTTACATTAGGGGATACAACGGCGAAAGCTCATGATGATGGATCCAAAGTTTATGGATCATATTCTATTACTATTGTTAATACTACATCTCCACAAGATAGTACTATTAGTGATAGTTACACTTTTGTTGTAAATAGTGCAGCAACTTCTACGCAAGTAGGTGGAGGCTCTGTGGCTTCTGCGGGACCAGTGAATAGTAGGGCATAATGACAACATATAGCGACTTAGTAACACAAATAAGAGATTATACAGAAACAAGTAGTGATGTTTTAACTGACACTATTATTAATGATTTTATAGAACATACTGAAAATAAGATTTTAAGAGATCTAGACCTTCCTGTTTTTAGATCTTATCAATACGCAACATTTACAGCTAGTAATGGATTTTTAACATTACCTGGGGGGACAAGTATTACACCAATAGAATTTTCAATCATACGAAGTGTTATGATTTATCCTGCTGCAGGTAGTGGAGCTAGAATATATTTGGAACAAAGAGATGTAACATTTATGAATGAGTATTGGCCAAATAGAGCTACTACAAGTACTCCAAAATATTATTCACAATGGGATGAAAATACGATATACGTAGTCCCAACACCGGATGCGGCGTATTATTGTGAATTAGGACTTAATAAATTACCAACTCGTCTTAGTTCAAGTAATGCCAGCACTTGGGTAAGTAACAACGCACCAGCATTATTATTGTATGGGTGCCTTGTTGAAGCTTTCAAGTTTTTGAAAGGATCAGTAGAAATGCTGCAACTTTATGAAAAATCGTACGAAACCGCCTTACAGGAGGTTGCTGCGCAACAACAAGGAAGAGGAAGACGTGATGAATACATGTCAGGTGTTATTCGTGTCCCTCGTCCATCATTTGAGCCTACGTTAGGTTCAATTAAAACACCAATTCAAGGAGGACAATAAAATGGCATTTGGAACATCTGCAGTTTGTTATAATTTTAAGCAAGAAGTCCTTGTAGGTACGCACGATTTCACTGCGACTACAGGAGACCAATTTAAAATTGCACTTTATACTAATTCTTCAACAATAAGTGCTGCAACAACAGCCTATGATGCTACCGCAACAGGAGAAACAACTAATACAACAGGGACAGCTTATTCAGCTGGGGGAGAAGACTTAACAAGTGTTACCCCAGCTTTAAAATCAACATCAACAGCATGTTGTGATTTCTCTGATGTATCGTGGTCTACAGCATCTTTTACCGCTAGAGGCGCATTAATTTATAATGATGATAAAGGCGATAAAGCTGTATGTGTATTAAACTTTGGCGGAGATAAAACAGCTAGTGCAGGAACATTTACTATTCAGTTTCCAGCGTTTGACGCTACTGATGCTATATTAAGACTAGCGTAGGAGTACTATGGCTTTAGTCTTAAATGATCGCGTCAAGGAGACGACAACTACTACATCAACAGGAGCAGTAGCTCTTGGTGGAGCAGTTACAGGATTTGAAACTTTTTCTGCTGGGGTAGGTAATTCTAATACTACTTACTACGCTATTGTACACCGTACAGCAGCTGAGTGGGAAGTAGGACTAGGTACACTTGATGGATCTAGTGCTAATTTAACAAGAACAACTCCAATTTCAAGTTCTAATAGTGATTCAGCCGTAGATTTTGCTGCGGGAACAAAAGATGTCTTTTGTACTTTTCCAGCAAGCAAAACCATGGATATGGTTTTAACCACAGCCGGTGATACATTATATGCGTCCTCAAATAATACACCAGCAAGGTTAGCTAAAGGAACTGCAAGGCAAGTTATACAAATGGATTCAAGTGCTGCTGCGCCAGAATGGGCAGCTTCACCTCAGTCTGTATTAACAACTGCAGGAGATATTATGTATGCTTCCAGTGCTAATACATTAGCTAGATTAGCGAAGGGTTCAGCTAGTCAAGTTTTACAAATGAACTCAGGGGCTTCAGCTCCGGAATGGGCAACATCAAGTGGTGTAAGTGCAGGCTTTTGCATTGCCATGTCGATTGCGCTCTGATATAAGATAATGAGAAAACTAGGAGGATTATAAAATGGCAGATGATGCATCTATAAGCTTAACAGCTACTATATTGCCTGATGAAATTGCCGCGTCTATTAGTGGTTCAATGACGGTAACGCCGGATGATGCGAACGACAAATGGTATTATAAATTGACATCTGTCACGACTACAAGTGCAGACTTAATTGCAGGTAGATTTATTGATTATACCGCAGTAGACCAAGACACTGATATGACAGCGGTAAGTACAAGTGATAAAGTAAAATTTTTATTTATAAAGAACACAAGTTCTGCAGATGGTATAGTAATATGCTTGGACGGTGGAACAGCAGCTTATAACTTAGCAGATGGTATTTTTATTGGAGCAGGTGAATCATGGTTTGGAAGACTTCCACAAGTGACAGTTGCTAATATACATGCTATCTCATCTGATATTGGTGATGCTGGTGATGCAAGTGCAAATTGTATCGTAGCAGCTCTAATAGATGATGTGGCGTAAAGGATAATTAATGGCCCAGAATTTTAGGAGATATGTAGAATCAGCGATAGGAACATCTGCTAGAGATGTACCTGACGGGGCTAATTTCGATTCTTATGATACAATTGTAGGGATCTCATTGGCCAACATCGTTGGGTCTACTGTCAATGTGGACGTTTATATAGCCGCAAGTGGAACAAATTACTATTTGGTAAAAACGGCACCCATCCCTAGCGGCGGTGCTCTGCAATTATTGGATGGTGGGGCCAAAGTAGTGGTCCAGTCCGGAGATCGTCTATATATTATATCGGATACGGCCTCGTCTATTGATGCGGTAGTATCAGTTGTCGATGCAATAAGCACATAGGAGGGTAATTTGGCTTACGTCGGAAATTCTCCAGCTTTAAAATACGCAAGTTTTGCAGTTCAGCATTTTACAACAAGTGCAACTACGAGCTATTCGCTTGATCACGCTGTAGCAAATGAGAATGATATACGTCTAGTAATAAACAACGTAATTCAACAGCCTGGATCTGGTAAAGCATACACAGCTTCAGCTACAACTTTAACACTTTCAGCAGCAACGGCTGGCACAGACACAATGTATTGTGTTTTCTTGGGCAAGGCAGTTCAAACCGTAGTACCACCAGCAGGATCAGTTGGAACATCTCAATTAGCTGATTCATCCGTTACTAACGTAAAACTTGGTAGTGATATAAACGCAACTAAATTAACAGCAGGTTTAGTTCCAACAGCTAGACTTGGAAGTGGTACAGCTTCTTCAAGCACAGTTCTTTATGGGGATCAAACTTTTAAAACAGCACCTAGTGGTGGTTTAGTTGCTCTTGGACAAGTAGATAGTGGTGGTAATGTGGGCGAAATCAATC